CACGGGTACTGCCGGTGTTGGTAAGACGACTGTAGCAAAAGCTCTATGTAACCAATTAGATCTAGATTATCTGGTTATCAATGGATCGGAAGAAGGCAATATTGATACCCTTCGTGGTAAGATTAAACAATTTGCCTCTTCTGTTTCATTGCAAGGTGGATACAAAGTTGTAATCCTTGATGAGGCAGATTACCTAAATGCTCAGTCGACACAGCCTGCACTTCGTGGTTTTATTGAAGAGTTCTCTAACAACTGTCGGTTTATTCTAACATGTAACTTCAAGAATCGCATTATTGAACCATTGCATTCTCGATGTTCTGTTGTTGAATTTAACCTGAATAAAAAAGATCTACCTCCATTGATGGCTCAGTTCATGCAACGCGCTGAGACTATTTTGAATAGTGAAGGTGTTTCTTATGAGAAATCAGTTTTAGCAGAACTTATCATGAAATACTGTCCTGATTGGCGTCGTGTTCTAAATGAACTTCAACGTTATTCAGTGTCTGGCTCTATTGATACCGGCATTCTTGTTTCATTGCAAGAAGCTTCAATGGATAGTCTAATGGCTAGTCTCAAGAATAAAGAATTCAAGGTGATGCGTCAATGGGTTGTAAATAACATTGATGTAGAACCAGCAGCTTTGTTCCGTAAGATTTATGATAGTATGTCTGACTATGTCAAGCCACAATCGATTCCTCAATTGGTTCTTATCCTTGCGGATTACCAATATAAGAATGCTTTTGTTGCAGATCACGAGCTAAACTTTGTCGCATGTATGACTGAGATTATGGCTGGGGTTGAATTCAAATGAACCCTTTTGACTATCTAAACTCTATCAACTATTCTAAAAAGGATATTATGGTTGATGACGTTTCAGAGAAATCGTATAATGGATTTATGGTAAATCGAGGTTTATCGTATTTCCATGATACGGTCCTGATCGCGAATGAAATGAATGTTAGCCACCACATCGATAATCGTCTTCAATACGATTTTATGATGAATATCGTAAGTAAGAAAAAACGTTTCAGTAAATGGCTTAAGTCTGATGAAGAACTAAATAGTATAAATACTATTAAGTCATATTATGGTTATAGCGATGAAAAAGCTAAATCCATTTTATCATTACTAAGTCATGAACAACTAAACGAATTGAACTTAAGGATTTATAAAGGTGGAAAACGAAAATAATAACATTCACGCGTGGACTCCAGCTGACATGCTGGAAGTTACTCTCAAAGAACCCGATGATTTTTTAAAGATTCGCGAAACCCTAACTCGTATTGGTGTTGCTTCTCGTAAGGATAATAAGCTATTTCAATCTTGCCATATTTTGCATAAGCAAGGTAGATACTTTATTGTTCACTTTAAAGAATTATTCCTATTAGATGGAAAGCCTTCTAATCTATTAGAAAACGATATTTACAGACGTAATACTATTGCTACTCTCATGAGTGATTGGGGTCTAATCAGTATTTTAGATACTATTAATCCAGACCATATTGCACCATTGAGACAGATCAAAGTTATTTCGCATAAAGATAAAAATTTATGGGAATTATGTCCAAAATATAATATTGGTAACAAGTAATCTAGTATAAATAAACTTGCTAATGCCGAATTTCGGGTTAGCAAAAACTTAAACCTTGCTATAATAATAGGAGGTCATAACATGACTATTAGCAAACTACATGTACCACGTTCACTATTTGTCGGATTCGAGAATTTATTCGACGATCTAGAGAAAATTCATACATCAGCTCGTTCTGGTGATAATTATCCACCCCACAACGTAATTAAAATCGATGATAGTAATTTCGAAATTGAACTCGCTGTTGCAGGTTTTAAAGAAGATGACTTACGCGTTGTCGTTAAAGATGGCATTCTCCATGTATATGGATGTGCTCCAAGCGATAGGATGGATAAGGTTGACTACGTACATAAAGGCATATCGTCACGCAAATTCGAGAAAAGCTTCCGTATCTCAGAATTTGTAGTAATCGATGGTGCTGATCTTCGGGACGGTATACTCGTCATTCATTTGAGAGTTGAGGTTCCAGAAGAGAAGCGTCCTAGGGAGATCAAAATCGGATCTGCTGGGGCATCAAACAAAGCGTCTTTTATCCAAGACTAATTGAGAGAAACTCGGTGGATTATAATAACATAATCTACTGGAGATAATTATGAGCTACATTCGTAAGCATAAAGATTCGATTATTCGTAACGCAGAAATGGTTTTTATTAGTGTTAGTACAATATTTTTAACTGTTGGACTTCCATTTGCAACCATCATTTTTGCTGCTCAATAATCGAGTAAGACCTAATGAGGGGGAGAAATTCCCCTCATTTTTTTGTTTACATTGCAGCATTTTTATGATATAATATACATATTATGAACGAGGTGATCTTTGACTAAATTTTACACTAATGTATCCAGATACGCAAATCAACTACTCTACCGTGGTTATGAAAACGGTAAACGAGTATCCAAAAGAATTAAATATCAACCAACCCTTTTTGTGTCTACCACAAAACCTACCGATTGGAAAAGTCTTGACGGTGTTCCTGTGGCTCCTGTTAAAATGGATTCTATGCGTGATGCAAAAGAATGGATCCAAGTAAACAAAGATATGGCCGGTCGCAAGATCTTTGGCAATGATAAACATATCCCTTGCTTTATTAACGAGGAATTTCCTGGTAAAATCGACTTTGATCGTAATGTTATCAATGTAACTACAATCGATATTGAGGTTGCATCTGATGATGGATTTCCAGAGCCTGAACATGCAGCACAGCCAGTAATCTCTATTACTACTAAAAACAATATTGACAATACGTATTACGTCTGGGGTATGGAAGACTATGACGTAGAAAATTCCTATATGCAAGACCATAGAGTTGTCTATAAACAGTTTTATTCAGAAGCTAGTTTATTGTCTGATTTTATCGAGTTCTGGCATTCAAATTCTCATGGTCCTGATGTAGTCACAGGCTGGAACGTTCGATTCTTTGATATTCCGTACTTAGTTAATCGTACATTCAAAGTTCTTGGTGGCGATATCGTTAAGAAGTTCTCACCGTGGGGAATGGTTGATCGTCGAGATATAACAATCATGGGTAGAACCCAAGGATCGTATGAGCTCTCTGGTATTGCTATCGTTGACTATCTTGAACTATTTAAAAAGTTTGGATATTCATATGGCCCTCAGGAATCATATCGACTTGACCACATTGCTCATGTTGTTCTAGGTGAAAAGAAACTCTCATACGAAGAACATGGTTCTTTGCATTCGTTATATCTTAATGATTTCCAAAAGTTTATTGATTACAACATCAAAGACGTAGAACTTGTTGACCGAATGGAAGACAAGATGGGACTCATTACATTGTGTATGACCATGGCATACAAAGGTGGCGTGAACTACTCAGACACATTTGGCACTACAGCGATCTGGGAATCTATCATCTATCGTCATCTTTTCGAGAATAAAACCATTATTCCATTCTACGAAGAAAAGTTTAAATCACCATATCCTGGTGGTTTTGTTAAAGATCCACATATTGGCCTACACGAATATGTTGTATCATTTGATTTGAATTCACTCTATCCATCTCTGATTATGCAATACAATATGTCGACAGAAACAATTGCTGATGGCGAAGTAGTTAATGTTGATATTGATAAACTTCTCACTGGTGAAGTCAGACTCAAGAATCCTGGGAAGGCCATTGGCGGTAATGGACAATTGTTTAATGTAGACAAAAAAGGTGCACTACCAACTCTGATCGATGAAATGTACAGTGAACGTGTATTGGTCAAACGTGAAATGATTCAAGCACAAAAAGACAAAGAACTTATTGACAAGTCTGATAAGCAAAAGCTGTATGAAGTCGAACGTAAGATTGCAATTGCTGAAAACCAGCAGATGGCAATTAAAATTCTACTCAACTCACTTTATGGCGCATTAGGCAATAGGTACTTTAGATTCTTTGACCAACGTATTGCTGAAGCAATTACTCTTTCAGGTCAGCTCACTATTCGTTGGGCTGAACAAGCAATCAACAAATACATGAATTCTATTCTGAAAACCAAGAAAGATTATGTAATTGCAATTGATACCGATTCTTTGTATGTTAACCTAGGTCCTCTTGTTGAAGCAGTAAATCCTAATAATCCAATTGACTTCTTAGATACTGTTGCCTCTGAAAAACTTGAACCAGTTCTTGCAAAAGCTTATGCTGATCTGTACAATATGATGGGTGGCATTGAAGACCGAATGGTTATGAAACGTGAAGCTATTGCCGATCGCGGAATCTGGACTGCTAAGAAACGTTACATTCTAAATGTGCATGATAATGAAGGTGTACGTTATGCTGAGCCTAAGCTTAAAATCATGGGGATTGAAGCTATTAAGTCTTCCACCCCCGCACCATGTCGACAAGCACTTAAAGAACTATTTAAGGTAATCATATCTGGTTCTGAAACAAATACACAAAATGCAATTCAAGCATTTCGTGAATACTTCAAGACATTACCTCCACACGAAATCGCATTTCCTCGTGGTGTTTCTAGTGTAAAGGAATATTCAAACAACCAGACCATATACAAAAAAGGCACACCAATTCATGTACGTGGTTCTCTGTTGTTTAATAAACTTGTGAAAGACCATAGCCTAGATAAAAAGTATCCAGCAATTACAAATGGCGATAAAGTCAAATTCATGTATCTTAAAAAACCTAATCCAATTCAAGAAAATGTAATTGCATTCTCTCAATATCTTCCAAGTGAATTTGGCTTAGATAAGTATATTGACTTTGATACTCAATTTGAAAAAACATTCTTAGATCCAATTGAACCAATTCTTTCTTCAATTGGCTGGTCAGCTGAAGAACGAGCAACCCTTGAAGATTTTTTTGGATAAACTAAAAATAATTATGTACATTACAACAAAACTGTGGTATAATATACCTCTAATATGGAGAAAAATATGAAATTAGTACGTTTAGTATCAGGCGAAGAAATCGTCGGAGAAGTAGAAGAAACTCGCGCATCATCGATTATTCTTAAGAATGGTCATTTGCTTATTCCGGCTGGTGAAGGTAAGATTGGTTTTATGCCATTTGCACCATATACCAAAGCAAAAGAAGGTGTTGAAATTAACTTGCAACATGTAATTTTTATTGTGGACCCGGTTGAAGAACTTGCAGCTCAAGTATCTGCTATGGCAAATCCAAGTAAAATTATCACTCCTCCAAAACAAGGAATCATCGTATAATGAGTAAAAATTGGGTGGCGGACATCGCCGAAATGCACCAAAAGTATGGTGTACATGAATGGGTAAAAAAAGCTACTCCTGAACAACTCAAGGAATTTCTATTGTTCAGGGTTAGCTTCTTGCAAGAAGAATTTCTTGAAACT